TGCGGTTGATAGTTATAATGGAGTTACGTTTACTCCTAAGAACGGCGCAGAGAGTCTTAATTACGGTGAGGATGATATATGCGTACTGCTAGAGAATAAGCTAAAGCAAAGGCAGGAACTGTTAAAGACTGCTAGTAAAACTGATGAGATCATATTTGATGCTCAGGGTTGCGAAGTTCCAAAGGTTAGCAAGAAGTATAATAAATCATCAATAGTAATTACGTTTTGAAGTATCTAAAAGTCCCTAATAAAGATCGGATTGCTTTAGCTCTGGAAATGGTCTGCGGTTATAATTTAAGCCTAATAGAGGCAGCAGTATTGCTAGACATTCCTTATGCATCTATCTGCGGATGGATGACTTATTACTGGTTTTATAAAAAACCAGATCAGCCTATAATTTTAATCTTAAAATCAAAAGTATGAACACTAAAATCAGCAAGGTACAGGCATATTTTATGACTGGAAATTCATTAACAGTATTAGATTGTTTTAATTTATTTAAAACGTTTGAACTCCGCAAAATAGTTTGCGTATTAAAGTCTAGAGGATTAAAAATTAATAGTATTTGGATGGAAAATTTAGAAACAAAAAGCAAGTATAAAAAGTATTTTTTAATTAAATAATTTTATATATTTGTAGTGTTAGCCGTTATCGACAATAAGCTATTTAAAAACATTTATACCCTTGCGGTTGATGGGAGTCGATACCCTGAAACCGCAAGGGTATTTTATTTTAATCAATATGGGAAAAGAAACATTTTACTTTAGCCATGATTACAATGCTAGGAATGATGAAAAGATTAAGGAATTAATTTTTAAGCACGGGATGGCAGGTTATGGTATTTACTGGTCAATAATCGAGGAGCTCTATCAAAATACGAACGTATTACGTTTAAATTGTGAACGTATTGCGTTTGAATTACGAGTAAGTAAAGATGTTGTAACTAGCGTAATTAATGAGTTTAATTTATTTGTATTTAATGATAAAAATTTTAGCAGTTTATCAGTACAAAAAAGGCTAGATGAACGAACAAATAAATCAGAAAAAGCACGTTTAAGTGTAAATAAAAGATGGTCTAATACGAACGTAATACGAGCGCAATACGATAGTAATACTATAAAGAAAAGTAAAGTAAAGGAAAATAAAGTAATATATATACCTACTATTAATGAAGTTGAGTTATATTTTCTTGAGAAAGGCTATACAAAAGAGTGCGCAATTAAAGCGTTTAATTACTATCAAGAAAACAACTGGAAAGATTCTAGAAATAATCAGGTTAAGAACTGGAAGCAAAAAATGCAGGGCGTTTGGTTTAAAGAAGAAAACAAGATTAAAAATGAGCAACTTCCTGCTCATTTAACTAGAGTATTAAATTGATACGCAAATTTAAAGACATTGCAGATAGCTTAGAGCTAATGCGCAATACCGGAAATCCATTAGGCGATCTTACAGGCTTTTACGGACTAGATATGCTTTACACTATAAAGCAAGGATCGTTTACGTTTATATTAGCAGCTCCACATCATGGTAAATCAGAGTTTGCATTTGAAATGGCATTTAATCAGGCTAGCAAATACGGCAAAAAGGCGCTTATATACTCACCTGAAACAGGATCAGTAGAGGATATATATGCCGAGTTTATTCATAAGTACACTGGCAGACCGTTTTATAAATCCATTCCTGGTTCAGTAGAGGACAAAGAATATTACCAGGCTATAAATTACATAGATGAATATTTTAACGTAGTGGATTCAGATGATAAAAGCTATACAATTCCAGAGATTATGAAACTTGTAACCGATGAAAAGATTATTATAACAGATCCTTACAATGAATTAAAACACCAAATGAGCGATTATAACGGCAGACAAGATTTATACATAGAAGATATTATTGGAGAACTTAGAAGATATTGCAAGAAATATAAAAAGCATTGGATTATTACTTTGCATCCTGCTGCTCAGCAACCGCAAAAAGATGACAAAGGAAATACATATTACGGAATGCCTATGGCTAGAGAAGCGGCAGGAGGTCAAGCTTTGCTACGTAAAGCAATGACATGGATAAATATGTGGAGACCACCTAAGGGCATGAATGATGAAAATGGTCAACCATATTCAGATAACATAGTGCTAATTAAAATTGAAAAGGCAAAGCCTAAAGGAGTTGCAATTAGAGGCGAAATGGTTTTACATTTTGATTATAAGCGAAACAGATATTTTGAATTTCCTAAACTTTATGCATTTGAACATGAAAAGTAAAGAGCAAATTGAATTAGAGGCTGAAGCTTATGCCTTATACTATGAAGATAAAATAAAGACTTCTGAGACACTTTTATTGTTTGCTAGTATATTGTGTCACATAGAGGGTGATGTACTCTTATATCGCATGAAAAGTGGCTTAAACGAGAAGATACAACAGGTTATTGATAGGAACCAAGAATTAAAACAGATATACGATCATTTTTATAGTATGTCAGAGCAGATCGAGCAATATAAAATAATGTTGCATAAAAATAATAGCCGTATGTTAGCTATAGAATTAGAGAATGAAAAATTAACTAAACTATTAACTAATTATCAAAAATGGGACTAAAATATAAAAACATAAAAACAATAGTAAATGGAATAACCTTTGACAGTAAAAAAGAAGCTGGTTACTATGGAATACTTAGGCTTAAAGAAAAAGCTAGGTTAATTCATAGGTTTGAAATGCAGGTTAGGTATGATATAGTTGTAAATAATATTAATATATGTTTTTATAAAGCCGATTTTGTAACCTATAAAAATAATAAAGTGTTTGAGGTTATAGATGTTAAGTCTGAGATAACTAAAAAATTACCTGTTTATAGATTAAAGAAAAAATTAATGAAAGCTATTTACGGAATTACTATTATAGAAATTTAATAAACTAATTTAAAACAAAAAAAATGAACATTTTAGAAAAAGCTAACGAAATAGTAAATATTAGATCCGAGGAAAAAGAACGCATGTATGGTAACTTTGAAGAAGGTATGACAAAAGCCGCTAAATTGGCTAGTATTATGTGCGATAAGAGTATTTCTACAAAAGATATTTATCTATGTATGGTTGCATTAAAATTAAGTAGAGAATCTTATAATCATAAAGAAGATAATTTATTAGACGCAGTAGCTTATTTAGGTTCTTTAAATAATTTATTAGAAAAAAAATAATTATGCAAAAGTATATTTTTTCAGCCTTTTACTACCACTACCCTATTAGGATTGTAAAAGTAAAAGCACGCACAATGGCAAAAGCGTATGAGTTAGCAAGAAAAAAAGCAATCAGAATAAAAAACGATTTAGATTTTATTGAGTTAATAGATATTTTAAAAATAAATATTTAATAAAATGAAAACAGCAATAATTGGAATATTAAACAATCCAGCAACTTCATTAAATAGTCACTCTTCTGGCATGGTTAATATAGTTAAGGAATTATTTAACGCAGATATTATAAATGAAAAAGATGATTGGAATATTTATGATAAATTAATTATTTACCATGGTGTTAATTTTAAAAAAGGCAGTTTTAATATTATTGGTGGTTTAAATAAAGAAATAATACAAAGGTGCAAAAAATTAGAATCTTTTAAAGGTGAAATAAATTCATTAGATGGTTTTCAATTATCAGATTTTTCAATTAAAAGAAAACTTAATTTGTATAATAATTATAAAAATATTAATCAAATTGAATTACCTATTAAAAACAAAATAGTTATAGGAGATTCGCATTCTATTTCTGTTTGGCCTAATAAAGAATATTCTATAAGTAGAAATGACGGTAAAACTTTATTTGGCTTTCTTAAACAAAACTTAGATTTATCTATATACGATCACAGTATTTTATATTTTGGAAACATTGATATTAGATTCCATTTAGCTAGACAACAAAATCCTGAAATAGCAACAAAAGATCTATTTAATAGATATTGTGATTATGCATCTAAATATAATTCTACATTAACTATGCTTTTACCTATAGAAGATGAATCCAGAAAAATACCTAAATCAGGTCAATATAAAGGAAAAAACTTTTATGGTTCTAAAGAATTAAGAAAAGAATTAAGATTAATAGCTAATAAAATAATATTAGAATCTAAGTTAAAATATTTAGAGTGGCCTATATCTTTTTTAAATAGCGATGGTGAACTTTCTTTTAATGTAATGGAACCTAAGCAATCAGTACATATAAGGCCAATTTATTATTTAAAAAATTTAGCTAAAAATCAATTAGAATTATTTTAATATGGAATATTCTTTTAAAATAAACGAAAATCTATTACAAGCATTAGACGAATATCATAAAAAAACAATGTTAATGGAATATCATACTATTGAAAAAAAACCATTCAATGGAGTTTTAAAAGATTTAATAAATGATGATTTAATTTACAATGTACCTATTTATGATATGGGATCAAGAAAATATGCTTCGTTTTGTTCATTTACAGAAGCTATTTGGAATAAAGAAAATGATGTTAAAGGAAACGGAATAAACTTTGTAAATTGTTTTATAGAAAATGAATTAGACTGGTTTATTTTGTTTTATCTTTTTAGATTATGCGGTTCAGGAATTAATTACAAACCTAAAACAAATAATTTATTTTCTACTTTTAAAGGAACACACGGCTTTGGTAATTTTTGGATTATTAATTCCTTGTTAAATAACAAATTTAAACATGAAGAATGGTTAAATGATTTAAAAAATATAAATAAACCTTTCACTGATAATAAAGGTTATTTATTACCTCAATTTTCTTTTGAAAATCAAACTTCTAATCATTTAAAAAAATTTATTTTAGAATATTCAATAAAATTTATTACATTATTGTATAATCAAATTAAAAAACAAAAACTAGATATTTACCAAGTTACTGATTTAGGCAATAATTGGTTAAATAATCAAGGATTTAAAAAACAAAATTTTGTTTTAACTGCTTTTGCGGCTGATTTATCGGAATATTTCCCTAATTATGTTAATCCTAATGGTTTAGTATATGCAGGTACAAATGCTACAAAGTGTATAAAAACTATCTTTCCTAAAATAAATAAGAAAGTTTCTGAGTTTGATTACATAAATGATGTTTTAAGATTTCAATCAGATAGGTATTCTTTAAAACCAATAGACTGCGAAGATTCTAGAAATTGCGATGTTGTTAGATATTTTTTAGATTATCAATCAAAATATCATATTCAAAAAAACAATGGTAAAACTTACACAAATAATTCAATTCTAAAAAAAATATGGAATCAAGATCAATACAAAAGTTTTCAATTACAACTTCAGAAATAAACAAAGATTGTTTGTATTCAAAGCAAGAATATTTAGATATGGTAAAAAACTTTAAAAGCAGTTTTAAAAAACCTGTAATTGAAAATATAAACGGTAGAATAGTTGTTAGAGAAGATTTATTAAATGTTGGTTCTAAAGTTAGGGCTGCCGAATATTTAGTTGCTTCTACTAAAGAAGATACTATAGTTTATGTTCAACCAAGATTTGGATTTGCTGGTGTATCTTTAACTGAATTATGCAAGAAATATAATAAAAAACTTGTTTTGTTTATGCCATCATCAAAAGAAATATCTGATCACCAAGCTTTTTGTATTGAAAATGGTTGCGATTATTATTTTCACAGAATAGCTGCAATGCCGAATCTTAATATAATAGCTAAAAATTACGCTGAAAAAAACAAAGCATTATTTATACCTTTGGGATTAAGACATAGATTAGTTACGGCTATGATAATAAAAGTAGCAACAGAAATAGAAGAACCTAAATCATTTTGGACTGCTTTTTCAACAGGAGTATTAAATAGAGCATTGCAGATAGCTTGGCCTAATGCTATTGCTAATGGTGTTGCAGTATCTAGAAATATAAAAGATGGAGAAAAAGGTAGAGCAAATTTAATATCTCATTATAGAGATTTTAGTCAAGATAGTTTAATATTACCACCTTTTCCTAGTGCTAAAAACTACGATGCTAAAGTTTGGGAATACGTTAAAGAAGGAGAACTATTTTGGAATGTAGCAGGAGAAATTAATCATAATTTAAATAAAAAATCAATTAAATCAGAAAGACCATGGAACTAAAAAATGAATTTGAAATAATTAGAATTTGGGCAAAAGAAAAAGGTATTTTAATATCTGGAGATCCTAAAACTCAATGCATTAAACTTTTTGAAGAAGCCGGAGAACTATCAAAATCTATATTAAATAACGACGATGAAGAATTTATTGATTCCATTGGAGATTGTGTTGTGGTTTTAACTAACTTAGCAGCATTAAAAGGTTATAAAATTGAAGAATGTATTAATTCTGCATATAACGTAATAAAAAATAGAGAAGGTAAAATGTTTAATGGAACTTTTATAAAAAACAATGATACAATTTAATAATGCTCAAGAAGCTTTTGAGAATCTTTATATTAAGATTAATCAAGAAGGACTAAAACAAGAAAATACATTAGCTTTATATAATGTTGGTTTTTATATAAATAATCCATTAGATAATTTAATTAATTCTAATTTTAGAAATTGGAAAAACTCATACGCAGAAATTGAATGGCTTTGGTATTTATCTAAAAATAGATCTGTTAGTGAGTTAAAAAAGCACGCTAAAATTTGGGACACAATGCATAATGGTAATGACATTGTAAATTCAAATTATGGTTATCAATGGAATAGAAATAATCAACTTGATTTTGTAATAAATGAATTAATTAAAAATAAAAACTCAAGAAGAGCTGTTTTAACTATATATGATGGTAAAGAGCATAAATTACACAATTATGACACTCCTTGCACATTAAATATAGTTTTTAATATAATAGATGATAAATTAAATATGAGTGTTTTAATGCGTTCAAATGACTTATGGTTTGGTTTTTGTAATGATCAATATTGTTTTAGTAAACTTCAAGAACTTATTGCAAAAAAATTAAACTTAGAAATAGGATGGTATTATCATTTTTCTAATAATTTACATTTATATGAACGCCACATTAATAAATAATTTTAAAGTTAATTACATGAAAATTATTAAGTTATAAGATTTTTTTACATTTGTTTAAACAAATAAAAACAAACAGTATGGCAAATGGTCGTGGAGGCATTCGTGCAGGTCAAGGCAGACCGACTAAGGCTAGTGAACTAGCTTTGATAGAGAGATTATCGCCAATGGATGATGTAGCCTTACAGGCATTGCAAGAGGGTGTAGAGTTAGGTAAGTATGAATTTATAAAATTATTTTTTGAATATCGTTGGAGCAAGCCTAGGCAGGAAGTTTCTATTGATGGTGATTTATTGTTAAATATTCCAGCTCCTGTAATCTATAATACTGCTCCGCCTTTAGCGCATTCAGAGAACGATATAGAAAATGTTTAAATGTTCGCCTTTATTTTATGATATATACCAATCAAAAGAAAAGGTATTAATTAATCAAGGTGGCACATCTTCTAGCAAGACCTATTCTATTATGCAACTGCTATTTTATAAAGCAGTAACAGAGCAGAGGTCAGTTATAACAGTAGCCGGTGAATCATTGCCTAACCTGCGTAAAGGTGCTTACAGGGATGCTGAAAATATCTTTGCGGATAACAAATATCTACAATCTCAATTAAAGTTCTGGAATAAGACTGAGCGGATAATCTACTTTAAGAACGGATCGCTTATTGAGTTTGTATCATTCGAAAATGAGCAATCAGCTAAGAATGGTAAGCGTGACTATCTTTTTGTGAATGAGGCTAATGGTATTAGTTATCAGATCTACTGGCAGTTAGCAATTAGGACTAAGAATCAGATATACATAGACTACAATCCGACAAATGAATTCTGGGCACACACTAAGCTAATCGGTCAGCCAGATACTAAACTTATAATCTCAGACCATAGGCA